GCCATTCTAGGTTTTCACGATTGATGATATAAATATCAGCTTTGGCTTTAAGTGCCCTTAAGCGTTCCATCTCAGTTCCAATCACAATGCTAGATTTTAGAAAGTGAAGATGTTCCCACTTCTTTAACTCATCTGGCCATGAGATTAATCCTACACGTAATGGTGCCACCACTAGCACTTTATGGATTTCAAAGGAATCAAATAGCAAATCGAATAAAGCAGTAAGTGTAATAACGGTTTTGCCTAAACCCATATCGATTAGCAATGCACTAATGGGATGATGCTCGATATAGTTAGTAGCAAAACTTTGATATTCATGTGGTTCGTATTGCATCAATAATTCCTCCTATTTGATTTACATCGTCTAGAACATAAGTGTTAAAGCCTAATGCTCGTAATTCACGATGTCGTTTAAGTTGTATCTTTCTTGGCTTTTTGCCGGGTGCTTTAACTTCGACAAATCCAATCTTACCTAGAGCCACTAGTACGATGCGGTCAGGTACCCCTACATAACCAGGACTAACTAGCTTTAGACATAATCCCCCAGCCTTTTTAACGGCTTTTACCAATTTTTCCTCTATTTTTGCTTCTTCAGCCATATGACCTCCTTTTAGTACTTTAGTACTAGTGAGGTCAATGAAGTCATTTCCGAACTTTTCTATATAGAGATAATTTTTATTTTTTTCCTTATATGAACAAGTTATGTTTTGACCTCATTGACCTCACCTTAGACCAATTTTTACTTTAGTAAGTCATCGAATTCTTCGTTCGCTGGGGTGAGGTCGATTGGTAATAGAGATATGCCTTTGATGTATTGTCTACCGTTAACTCTAGCTTTCTTAAACCCTAATTTTTCAAGAATTTGGTAGAAGTCAGTTGTGCTTCTTGGGGTTTCGCCACCATTAAAACAATAGTTGCGGTATTTAGTGTATAGTTCACCACTTGGGCATTTGGCCGTCTTATCAGCTAAGTCACATCTTTCACTAAGGAATAATGAAACAGTGTCACTTTGCTCTTTATAGCCATTAATGGCTTCAACCACTTCTTCCGGGGGTTCGACATGGAAACCGTGGTCGATTGCTTTTTTAGCACCTTCGATAAGCCAATAGAGAATATATTCACCAGCATCCTCAACTAGCACCTCGGCATAGTTCTTAATATCTTCTTTGCCAACGAACTTGTGTTTAAAAGGAATGACAATAATTCTTCTCCATGTGCCATCATCGACAGTAGCTACCTTTGGTAAGTTGTTTGTGTAAATGACTAAGGTATGACTTGGGGTGAAGTCAAATGGGTCCTTATATTTCTTACATGCGTTAATTTTGTCAGTGGAACACATGCGTTTAATTGTGGATTCGTCCAAGCGATCACCCGCTTTAGTTTCCGCAGCGATTACAAGTCTTCTACCACGGAGTTCAGCTAAGTCTGCTTGTTTATCACGTTTAATAGATGTGGTAAGTACGTCACTAGCGATAGAGCCATAATAGTCGCCTAGCACACTGCTTATCGAGTTAAAGAAGGTAGACTTACCGTTACCGCCTTCACCATAGGCAATGATGCAAGCTTCGACATAGACTTTACCGAAGAGTGCCATGCCACACATTTCCTGAACATACTCGATGAGTTTATCGTTATGGCCAAATATGGTATTAACTGACTTAAGCCATTTTTCTTTCCCTTTTAGGGAAGGTGAGACACTGGTCATCTTTGTCATAAGGTCTTCTGCCCTATGTTCGCGTAGTCCTTTAACGCCTTCTCTTAAGTCATAAACACCCACTGGTGTATTAAGCAAAAATGGATTGGCATCAAGCATCATGGAGTCAATTTCCACCATTGGCCTAACTTCTTTTAAAGTCGCTGCTATGTAGTGAGAGAATCTACGCTTAATGACATACTCTTTAAACTGAAGAGCTTCTAAATAGCCGTGATACGCTTTGCGTTGATCTTCAGATAAGGTCTTATCAATCTCGCTCTTTTTGCATGTGGCAATAAGGGTAAAGGCATCAAGTTCAGTTAGCTTTTTATAGTTAGCGATAATAAGATGCTCTGCTTGGCGTAGTTGACGTTCGGTTAACTCTTGAGCGATCGCTTGAGCACCGGCTTCGCTTTCTACCCATTTGTTATTGCGATAAACGATATTGAGCGTAGCGGCACTATACTTAAGGTCGTTAGAGAAATACTTTTGAAGTAAACGAGCTTGTCCAACATCGCTTTGGTCAGTTGGGCGGTAGTCGTTATCATCATCGTAATCATCAGGCTTTTTATAGTTTGGGTCCGCTAATATAACTTTGTTATAAAACTTAAGAGCACTATTCCAGATGAGCTTAAGTTCAAAATCATCTAAAGGTGGATTACAATGGCTTGCCTTTTCATCGAATAAGGTAACTGCTTCTTCAGTATCACCATATCTTTTGAGGACCTTAACGGCATAGCGATGCATGGTCGCATTTCTTTGACCTTCGGGAATATCGTTATCACCACTATCGTAATTATCGAAGTCCATCTCATCTAAGAGCTCGTTAAGAGTCATGTAGCCATTAATGATCTCGACTTTAGGATTTTCAGTACCGAAGAAGAAATGAGCAGCATCCTTAGCTCTTGGGTCGATAATTGGTAAATACTTCATTAATCGTTTAGCAAGAGCATCATATTCATCTTTGGATTTAATATCCGCGGCAATGATAATGTGCATCTTTGGACGTTTTTGTTTAATGGTTGTGACACCGTTTTTATTCTTCTTAGGCTTATCGACCATGTGATTCCTTGAATAATGGATGATGTGTGGCACGCCTTTAATAACGTTTTCGACATCATCTTTATCGAACCATTCGCTAGGATTATCGCTATGGTCATTATCGATATCTATCAATAAACAATTACTTTTAACAAAGTTATCACCCGAGCGAGAGTCTTTAAAAAGCGGACCGACATAGTCATGGATAAACATAGAAGGATCATATTTCCCCGACTTGGTGTCGATATTAAATTCATGGGGATATTTTGTATTAGCAGGGTCCTCTCTTACATCAGACCCATAAAATGTAATAATCATTGTTTTCCTCCTATTAATCTTTTTGGTAGAACTCGCACTCATATCCATCGGCATTAAGGATTAAACCAGCGGCCCAATCTGGGTTTCTGGTCATCCTTGCCACCACGTTTGACACTTTAGTGTCCATAGGCACTTCGATGATCACTTCATCGTGGACATGAGCAACGATTTTAAATTGACTGAGATTTTTCATAGCGAATATAAGCAAATCGCGTGCCGTTGCCTGAATGACGTTTTCAACAAACTTTGGACCATATGATTCAATGCGAGAGTATTTCTTCTTTGAATCAATGCCGTAGTATGTGATGCTGCCATCCACTATTTGCGGTTTGACGTATGCTAGCTTTCTGCCACTAGGTAAAGTGATAAAAAGCATCTTTGACTTATATTCGAATTCTAATTGACCTAATTTGACTATATTGTTTGCGTTATTAAGAGCGGCTTTAATGGCTCTTTCGACATCCCACCAGAACTTCACGATGTTAGGGTTAGCTTTTCGCCAAGCGGTAACTAATCCATCAAGTTCTTCTTCCTTTAAACCATAATCTAGAGCTGACATCGCTATAAGGGCACCTTTGGCCCCACCATAGCCCAACGCCAATTCAGCAATCTTGCCTTTTGGCCTAAGTTCAGCGTTAACACCATGCTTTTCAACAGGAACACCAAACATCTGACTAGCGGAAGCACAATAGATGTCTTCGTTGTTTTTAAAGGCATCCATACGCCACTCCTCACCTGCATACCAAGCGATCACTCTTGCTTCAATAGCAGAGAAGTCACTTACGATGAACTTGTGATTAGGTTCTGGAATAAAGGCGGTTCTTATGAGCTGCGATAACGTATCCGGTACATCAGGATAGAGCATTTCAAGAGCGTTGATATTACCTTCCTTAACAAGAGCACGAGCACTCGCTAAATCAGGCAAATGGTTTTGTGGAAGGTTTTGTAGTTGAACTATTTTTGAACTAAATCTACCAGTGCGATTTGCCCCATAAAATTGAAACATTCCTCTTACCCTATTATCGCTACACTTTGATTTAAGCATCGCTTCATATTTTTTAATGGAAGATTTGCTTATCATCTGACGGAGCATTAAAACTTGTTGGACTGTTTCATCGCTAGCATTAGTGAGTAGTTCTTTTACTTCTTTTTTGCCTAATGATGGAGCGTTGACATCATTATCAAAGAGCCATTCTTTAAGCTGAGCAACTGAGTTCGGATTTTCTAAATTTGTGAGATTTTGCAGGGTTTTTACATATTTTTCTCGGCAAATCTCATTTATTTCAATTGCTTTAGTAATAAGATCTTCATCCACTAATACGCCACGATCGTTTATGAGTTCACACATCCAATACTCTTCCCAGACAAACTCTGGTACTGGGTAATTAGATAGTCGTATTTGGATAGATGATTCGGCTTCTACATCACGTTGGTTATAGAACTTAAATAGTTCCCATTTTTCTTTATCATGATAGTAATAGTTTCTTAACCTATAACCATTTTTCTTTGTTGGCTTACATGGAACACAGAAATATCTGATTAATTCCTTGCCTTCATCAAGCTTCTTTTTATCAATATTTAGCACCGCACCAACTTGTTTAAGTGAGAACGGTAAACCAAGTATTGCAGCCCAAGTCATGGTACATTTCCAACCTTTTGGATGGAGGTATTTACCAGTCTTGTTATAAAGGAATCTTGATAAGCAAATACGTTCGAATTGAGCATTAAATGCCCACTTTGTTATAGTGGGATTGCTTAAAGCGGCAACGATATCATCTGGTATAGTTTCACCGCTTGCTAGGTCCACTACTTTAACTGCACCATCATCAGCGGAATAACCGAAGAGTAGGATTTCAAAGTCAGGATCTTCTACATAGCGATAAACACCAGCTGTTATGGGCGTGCCACTATATGTTTCAATATCGATTGATAACTTATTCACTTTGATCACCTCCTAAAGAAAGGGGGAGAGTAGTTATTCGCCACTCTCCCGAGAAAGGAGTAACTAATGAGATTAGTCAAGGAAACCTTCATCATCAGCGAAGTCTGCTTCAGCTGTGGATTTAGAACCTAAAGGTTCGCCATCACGAATCTTTTGAAGATTGTTTAAGCCACAAGCGATACCTTTATTGCCGTTGTTATTAAAGGCATAGAAGGTAATGGATGCGCGACCATAGATGCCGCTGTAGAGTTCGCTAGTTTCGATAATTGGATTAAGTGCCGCATCAACCACTTCTGGTTTGCTGGTACTGTTTGCGTTTACAAAGTAAGAGTCTTTGTACGCAGGATCTTCAGGACGTTCTAAGTCACCGTCACGAAGAGGAGATTTGATACCTGTTAAAGGTGGGAGAACTTTGCTGTTGCCACGTAATTTAAATTCGCCTTCTTTATAGGCAGCTTCAATAGCGGCTTTAATCTTTTCCACTAATTCGGTATCTGATTTAGGGATAATAAGCGAGACAGAATATTTTGGTGTAGCACCCTCTGCGTTAGCTTTTGGTTCATTTGCGTTTAAGTAGCTGAATCTGACTACTGATGTAATAACCTTACATGGGTTGTTATTCTTTGCCATAAGTTTGCTATTCCTCCATAAAATCTAATTTGGCTAAGTTAAGTGCTGGCCTTTTATCGCTCTCTTCCACGAGAGTTGGTTTACCAGTTGGTTTGTAGACATATTTGTCCACGAGTTCGATAAATTTCGCTTTTCCGATACGTTTGGTTAGTTCCGTTATCGATAGTAACTTTGGTTCATCAAATGGATCTAGACCATTATCTTGAAGCGTTTTAATGACTTCGTTTTCATCGGTATATTTACGGTTAGAACGACCTTCTACCAATTTGAAGCCGGGATAGTGAACGCCTTTTAAACTTTCACTTAGAGCAAATTCTTTGATGTCATTACCCCAAGAAACTAGGTCATCGATTTTGGTTAAGATTTCCGCTATTTCTTCGATGGATAATAAATCCTTATTTTGCTCTTTATAGCCTTCGAGCTTAAGCATCTCGTTGGCGCGGTGTTTACATTCATGGCGTGCCTTACAGAATTGGCACCATGAACCACATTTGAATTCGCCTTTGCCTTCATAGGCTAAGGCAGTTTTAGGCTTAACTTCTTCATTAGCCCAAGCGACTAATTCGTCTTTAGAACATGACCATTCGGAGATGTTATTGACTCTTGGTTGGATGATTACCATGTTGATTTCTTTAATGTCATAAAGGGGTTCAAACATGAGCAAACTTCCATAAGAGTAAATCATCAACTGTGGGTTACGTTCGCAAGAGACTTCTACGCCTTTTCCGTGCTTATAGTCCAGGACATAGATACCGCCGTCATAAACGATTACTATGTCACTACTACCGAAGCCTTCAGGCACTACATCTGAGAAGTCAACCAATACTTCACTTGCGATAAATGGGTGCTTGCCTTCCGCTTTTAATCTTTCGTAAATTTCACTTACGTAATTAACAGCGACATCAGTGCATTCATTGATTTCTTCTATATCAAATTCGGTTTCTTCAATCTCTTCATCGAAGGGAATTCCGTAGCGTTCTTTTATCTTCTTTTCGAGGATTAAGTGTGCAAAACTGCCTTCTTTTGCATAAATTGAACCTTCATCTTCATAGTCTTCAGAAAGCCTGACACTAGGTGGACACTCCATAGCTCGCTTTAGTGAACTTCCACCAATTAACGAGTGGCCGTTAGTCTTTGGTGGCATCTTCGAGTTCCTTCGCTTTCGCTAAGAGTTCAGGATAATCTTTAGGATCAACTTCACTTAATTTGTTGACACCTAAGCCAATGAGCATCATTCGGACATTGGTTGTGTAACCTTTTCTAGAGAGTTCGGCAAGAACAGTTCTTACTTCTTCTAAGGTAGGTTGTTTGACCTCTTTTTCTTTTTTAGGCTTTTTACCTTCTTCAAGCTCATCTGCGAGAGCGTTGATTTCTGTAGCGAGTGCCCTTAGTTTTTGAGCGATCTCTTTTGTCATAAGGCTTGTCTCCTTTCTTTAGATTGCTGTTGAGCGATTCAACTTCATCGTTAACTTCTTCAATGACCACTAGGGCAAGTGAGAGAAGACCAATGATGTTGAATAAGTTGTTTTGAACTTTTTTATTCATTTGTTTCTCCTTTCCGAGCAGTTCATCACTCTTGGCAATCCTTATGGGACCAGCGACTTATGGCTTCGCACTAAAATTGCAAAAAAATATATTTTTGTTTTTCGAGCATAAAAAAAGACCACTACGTTATTCGCGTAATGGCCTATGTGCATGTGTTTCTTAATTAATTATTCTTTGCTCTGCCCCATTGATCACCGAACAATGCCCCATCTCCAGAATGAAGTTGAATTACTTGTTTTTCTATAGCAATATTTGTTATCGTTCCATCTGGATTAACTTCTTTATATCTATCAGGGTTTTCAGCAACAGCAAATATCTGTCTTTCAGTTTTTTGGGCGTATAATTTAAATAAATCGCGAGCAGTAATATCTTCGATATTAGTAAATAGAATCGAGTCGTGTCCAAAGACTGGTAGTTTTGTATTCTCCATTATTGCCAAATCCAACAAACAAACTGCTTTATACCTAGTTCCAGTTCCTGTATCACCTGGAGTGTAGAAAGCATAACTTTTAAGTTCGTTAAATTTGAAAATTGGAGCAGCTACTCTTTTATCATCTTTTTCTCTAATGTGGGTATTGTTTTCCCTCATTGATGAATTTAGTTTGTTTTCGATTGTTGTCGTATATGTTTCTGTTAATTGCACTAAGGTTTTTTCTGCTTCTTTATATCCTTTTAATGCACTTTCGCTATCTTCAAAATTTTTGATG